GTATTGAAGATTTATTAAATGTACCTCAAGGAGTTACAGTACATTAGGGGGGGTTTGTTTTAAAAATGCCAGAAATAATCATTCCATATAAGCCAAGAGAATTACAAAATTTTTTGCATAAAAAAATTGATATGCACCGATTCTGTGTATTAGTTTTACACAGGAGAGCTGGAAAGACAGTAATGATGATTAATCACATGATTAGATCAGCTTTAACTTGTCCTTTGCCAAACCCAAGATACGCATTTATAAGTCCTACTTTCAAGCAAGGTAAAGCCACAGCTTGGGATTACATTAAACAGTTTGCAGGAAAGATACCTGGTACTAAGTTTAATGAGTCAGAATTAAGATGTGATCTTCCTAATGGTTCAAGGATTACAATTCTTGGAGCAGAAAACGATCAAGCTCTGAGGGGTATATTTTTAGATGGTTGTGTTTTTGATGAAACGCAATCTATTAAACAAACTATATTTCCAGAAGTTATAAGACCAGCTTTGGCAGACCGAAAAGGGTGGTGTACTTTTATTGGTACTCCAAAAGGTAGAAATCATTTTTTTAAATTATTTCAAGAAGCTGAGAAGAATGACACTTGGTATGCTGGTTTATTTAAAGCTAGTGAAACTAACATATTAGATCCTGATGAATTAGAAGCTGCAAAGCAAATGATGTCAGACGATCTGTATGAACAAGAGTTTGAGTGTTCTTTCCAAGCTGCCATAACAGGTTCTTATTATGGTGCTTTAATAGAGCTGTTAGAGTCAGAGAACAAGGTTACAGACAATCTCTATGACGACAACCTAGATGTAGAAACATGGTGGGATTTGGGCTTAAACGACTCCACAGCGATATGGTTTGTCCAAAGGTATAAAGGAGAGATCAGATTAGTAGATTATTATGAAAATGCAGGTGAGGGTTTAGATCACTATGTAGATGTCATTAATAGAAAAGATTATGAGTATTCAAAGCATATAGCTCCCCATGATATTAAGGTAAGGGAGATTGGCAATTTTGGTAAATCAAGATTGGAGAGTGCTTTAGAATTAGGTATAGCTTTTGAAGTAGCACCGAAACTATCTATTGAAGATGGGATTGAAGCTGTCAGAAAAGCAATTCCTAATTGTTGGTTTGACAAAAATAAATGTCAAAAAGCGATAGAGAATTTAAAGGCTTATCAAAAAAGATGGGACGACAAGAACCAATGCTTTAGAAATAAACCTTTGCACAATTACGCATCTCATTGTGCTGATGCTTTTAGAACAGGCATAGTGGGTGAGGGTGTAGAAATTAGTAACTGGAAAGAATCAATACCAGTTGAAACAAATTATATAGTTTAATATGGCAAATAAAGTAACAGGTTTAGAATTAAAAAGTATTATAGGACAAGAAATTAATAACTCTATGGGTTTTATGGGAGGAGCTTTATCCTCTCAAAGAAAAAAATCTTTAGAGTATTACATGGGAGAACCCTTAGGTACTGAGATTGATGGTAGATCACAAGTTATATCAACTGATGTAGCTGATACTGTTGAAACTATATTACCTAGCTTACTTAGAATTTTTACAGCATCACACCAAGTTGTTAAGTGTGAGCCAGTTAAAGCAGAAGATGTAGAACTTGCAGATCAAGCAACTAACTATATCAACTATATTTTTAACAAAGACAATCATGGTTTCTCAATTCTTTATACTTGGTTCAAAGATGCCTTAATTGAAAAGAATGGAATTGTAAAAGTTTATTGGGACGAATCTGAAAAGGTTGAGCAAGAAACTTATCAAAATTTAAACGATCAGGAATACAAATTATTAATTGCAGATGATGATGTAGAGGTTGTTAAAGAAGAAACTTTTGTAGATGAAAAAGCAAAAGCTGCATTTCAAGAAATTAAAGATATAGCTACCGATCAAGGTCAAGATTTAGGTAAGTTACCTACTCCTAAATTACACAATTGTATTATTAAAAGAACTACAAACTCAGGTAAAGTTAAAATAGAAAACATTCCACCTGAAGAATTTTTAATTCAAAGGTCTGCAAAGACTATTGAAGAATCAAATTTTGTAGCTCATAGAGTTTTAAAAACTAGATCAGATTTAATTCAAATGGGTTTTGATAAAGATGTAGTTGAAAATTTACCTACACAAAATAGTGTTACTATGAATGAGGAAAGATTAGCAAGGTATGCTGATATAGACGAAGATCCTATTGCTGATGCTCCAGATCAATCAGGATCTGAAATTGAAATTTATGAGTGCTATATTAAAGTTGATATGGACGGAGATGGTGTTAGCGAATTAAGAAAAGTTATCGTAGCTGGAAGTAATGGCAGTACAATTTTAGAAAATATGTCATGCGATTTTATTCCTTTCTGCTCTTTAACTCCTATCCCAATGCCACACAGATTTTATGGTAGATCGGTTGCTGAACTTGTTGAAGATGTTCAGTTAGTTAAATCTACTGTTATGCGACAGTTATTAGATAATATGTATTTAACTAATAATAACAGAGTTGCAGTAATGGACGGAATGGTCAACCTTGATGACCTACTAACAAATAGACCTGGAGGAGTTGTAAGAACTAAACAACCACCATCTCAAGTTATGATGCCAATGCAAAATCAAACTATTTCGCAACAGGCTTTTCCATTATTAGAATATTTAGATACAGTTAGAGAATCAAGAACTGGTGTTACAAGATACTCTCAAGGCTTAGATGCAGATGCTTTAAATAAAACTGCAACAGGTGTAAATACCATGATGAACCAATCTCAAATGAGAATGGAACTAATTGCTAGAGTGTTTGCTGAAACAGGTGTTAAAGATTTATTTACCAGAATATTTGAGCTTACAGTTAAGTATCAAAACAAAGAAAGAATAGTAGAATTAAATAATAAGTTTGTCCCAGTAAATCCTACTGAGTGGAGAAATAGATATAACATTTCAATTACTGTCGGACTTGGTGTTGGTTCTAAAGATCAACAAATTGCTATGTTAAATAATATTTTACAAAAACAACTTCAGGCTTTCCAATTGCAAGGCAATAAAGAATACCCAATGGTTAATTTAAAAAACATTTATAATTCTTTAGCTAAAATTATTGAAGAAGCTGGACTTAAAAATGTTGAAAATTACTTTATTAATCCAGAGCAAGGTATGGCATTAGTTAAACCTAGTCCTCCACCTGAACCTACTCCAATTGAGAAAATAGAATTTACTAGAATTGCATCTGAAGAAAAACGAAAACTTGCAGAGCTAGAATTAGAATCTAAAAAATTAAAAGCTGATACAGCAGCATCTATTTTAGGATTTGAAACTAAGATTAAGGAAATGGAGCTAAAATATAATACACAAATTGATGCAGCTAAGATTAAAGCTGATGCTGAATTAGAAAAATTAGTAACATCAAATAGAAATAAAACTTTCCTTGCAGCAGCACAAGACTCATCAAACCAATTAGACCAACAAGTGAGTAGTAATATAAATGGACAACCAATTAAACAAGAACCAACAAGACAAGTTGAACCAGGAGTTGAGCCAAGCGAACAAAGCTAGTCAGCTTTTTGAAGATCCGTTATTAAAAGAGTCATTTAATAAATTAAGGAATTTATATTCTGAAAGTTTATTTAATACTGGTGCAACCGAAACAGAAACTAGAGAAAAACTTTGGTTAGCTTACAATGTTGTAAGTAAGGTTGAGCAAAATTTATTAGAAATTATTGATACTGGAAAACTAGCTTCTAAACAATTGGAAGATTATAGAAACCAGATTGAAAACCAAAAATTCTAGCCACTAAGGTTAGGATAAGTCAACCTCATAAGAGGAACTTAACTTACAAGGAAACATATGTCAGACAATCAAGGCAATCCATTACAAGGATCTGAAACTGATTTACAAAAAGCACAACAAGCTGTAAATGGTTTATTAAACCCACAAGAAAAAACTATTGGACAACAAGAAGCTCCAAAGGAAGAAATTCAACAAAATTCTCCTGAACCAACAAATGAGGAATCTGAAGAAGATCAACCTCAGGAACAGGAAATAAGTGAAGAAACTGAATCTGAAGAAGAAGAAGTTTCCGAACAAGATGTATCTCAAGACGAAGAACAGATTGATACTCAAGAGAAACTAGAAGATTCCACCTACAAGGTAAAAGTTGCAGGTCAAGAATTAGAAGTTACCCTTGCAGAGTTGAGAAATGGTTACTCAAGAGATGCTGACTATAGACAAAAGACAGAAGAACTTTCTAATCAAAGAAAGAACTTTCAATCTGAGTCTGAAAAGCAAAGACTAAATTACTCTCAAAAACTTAATCAAGTTAATGAATTAATGTCTATGGCTCAACAAGAACTAAACGCAGAAAAAAATTCTGTTGATTTAGAACAAATGTACGAAGATGATCCAACAGAAGCTATGAGGATTGAACATAGGATTAGAAGAAAGCAAGAAAAACTTGATTCTGCCAAAGCCAAAACTCAAGCTGAACAAAAAACACAATTTGATGGTTTTTTACAAGAACAAAAAAGATTACTGGAAACTAAGATGCCAGAATTTACTGATCCTGTAAAAGCATCAGCTTTAAAAGTTACTATGAAAAGCACTTTAAACAATTATGGATTTAACGATTCAGAAGTTGCTCAAGTGTACGATCATAGAATTGTGATGTTGGTTAATGATGCTATGAAATATAGAAGTCTGCAAGATTCAAAACCGAATTTAGCAAAAAAGATTTCTAAACCTGGCAAAGTTTTTTCTTCTGGAGTCAAGCAAGGCAAATATGAAGTTAATTCGAAAGTTAGAAAAGAAAAATTTAGTCGTCTAAAGAAAACTGGCAGTATGAAAGCTGCTCAAGATGTTTTCTTGGACATGATAACTAACAAATAACCTCAACAATAAGGACAAATAACTATGGCAATCGTAGCAAATACATTCCAAACTTATACAGCTATTGGTAACAGAGAAGATTTATCAGATATTATCTATAACATCTCTCCTACTGATACTCCGTTTATGAGTTCAATTGGAAAAGAAAAAGCAACTGGTGTTTTACATGAATGGCAAACTGATGCTCTAAGAGCAGCAGGAGCTAACCAACAAATAGAGGGTGATGAAATCGCTTTCACAGCAGTTGTACCTACAGCTAGAATAAATAACAAAACTCAAATATCAAGAGCTACTGTTATTGTTTCTGGAACTCAAGACACAGTAAATAGTGCTGGTAGAAATAACGAACTAGCTTACCAAATCTCAAAAAGTTCAAAAGAACTTAAAAGAGATATGGAGTTTGTTTTAACTGCTAACACTACAAGTGCAACAGGCGCACCTGCAGGTGGTAACCCAGCAACAGCTAGAAAACTATCTGGTTTAGCATCTTGGATTCAAGCAAATATTAATGCAATTGGTGCAAGTGGTGCAATTGGTGGAACTCCTACTCCTGGAGTAGCTAGAACTGATGGAGCTGCTAGAGCCTTTACTGAAGCACAACTAAAAGATGTTGTTTCAAAAACATGGGTTAATGGTGGAGATCCATCAATGATTATGCTTGGTGCTTTCAACAAACAAAAACTATCAGGATTTACTGGTGGCTCAACTAGAATGTCACAATCAGCAGACAAAACACTTGTTTCTGCGATTGACATTTATGAGTCAGACTTTGGATCAATGACAGTTGTACCAAACAGATTCTCAAGAAATAGAGATTGTTTCGTAATACAACCTGATATGTGGTGTGTTGCTTACCTAAGAGATTTCCAACTATTGGAACTTGCTCAAACTGGTGATGCACAGAAAAAAGCTATGTTAGCAGAATACACACTTGTTTCTAAAAATGAAGCAGCAAGTGGTGCTATCTTTGATTTAACAGCAGCTTAATCAATACATTTATAGGAGGGGATTAATTTCCCCTCTTATTATTCAATAAATAATTTTGTTTTCTTTGAAGATTTAAAATCGGAACGAAGCAATACAAAAAAAGGAAAAGACAATGAGAACACTAAACGATTACTTTATAACTTCAGCAATACCTGATGTATCAGCATTATCATCAACTTTTGTTGCTATACCAGATGGTGGAAGAATAATTAAAATTATTACACACAACAAAGCTGCAACTACTGGCACAGCAGCTATCTCTCCCCCT